TTGAAAAATATTTTAAAACTTTTTTCTTTTCCATTAGTTTTTATCTCCTAATAATTATAGTTCGACCACAGGACTGATTGAACATCGGCAGTTTGGTTCTTGTGGATACATAAATCCATTGACGAAAGATTTATTAACATTGATTGGTCCTTGTGACGCTGCTGCCTTACAAGTATCTCTAACATTACCATCGCTTGATGTTACCCACTGCTTCTTTTGAACACCATTAGTCTGATATACTTTTAATGATGTCTCACTCATTAGACTTGCGCTTTCCGTTCTAGCTATTGTCATTGCACGACGATCTGCAAATTTGTAAACCTTCTTAATACGTTTGGACATGTCAGCAAGAGTCTCACCTGCTTCAACACCTGCTGCGATTTCCATCTTAACTTGATTGAATACTGTTTTGTTTATTCCTTTAACTTTATTGACACGATTAAATAATACTCCTCTATCAATTTCATAGTCAGTAGGACCATTGATAAATTCTGTTGCCATATCACCTGCATCTTTCATTATAGTTTGAAAAACTGGAGTGATAGATGTTATTAATCTTTCATCTTCCTTTTCAAATATGTTGATTCGAGAAATCAACTCGGATATTGACCACAGTCCTTTTTTATCATTAAAGAGTGCTTTTAATATTTTTGTTCGTTGGGTAATGAAATACTTTCTCATCTTCCCAACTAACATTCGTTCATTTACTGCTTGTTTTTTTAAGAATATCTGTCTTTGTCTATCTGCTCTAACTGATTTCTCATCTTTTACAACCACTTCTTCAACGAATGTCTTTTCAGGATCATCTCCTGGATCAAGCGGTTCTGTCTCAACGTCAATTAAATTCATTGGAACATATTGAACCTCGCCTGATGTAACTTCATCAAATCCTAATCCGAATCTTGTATTCAGTTCATTTCTTGAGAAGCCCATGCTAAATAGAACTGTAGCATTTTTAACATCCTCGTCCATAGCATTTCTTAATTCATCAATCTTACTGAAATCAAACACGCCATGAACACCTTCCATAGCTGTAGACACTAATCTTGAGTTTAATCTCTCTTGCATTCTCAACATCTGGGGTTTCAACGTCTCTTGCCAGAAGCTTCGTTTCTGTGTGTCAGCAGTTGCTCGATTAATACTCTCGGTAAATCCCGCTAGTACTTTCGGTACTCCAAAGACACTTAACACAATGTCTCGTGTGAATGCTCGGGAATTGATAAAGTCCATTTCCTTCTGATTTAGTCCAACAGATTCAAATGTCATACCACCACGTAGGATGCCAGTCTTGTGTGCGTTGTCAACTCCTCTATGACCTTGTTCCCATTGTCTGACAAGTTTCTTCAATTCAGGAAGAGTTGATTGATCTTCCTTATCAACTTTCAGAACCATTCCTGGGATAGCATTGTTATCATAGAACTTGGCTTGATACTGTGATGCTTTGTAATCTGAACGAACCTCAACACTAACCGCATCCAATGGAGATAAACCTCTCCAACGATTATATGGGTTAGTGTTTTTGAACTGCAATATCTCATCTATTTCTAGCGCTATGTTCCCATCATACAACCAACCCTTTAAATATCCTGTGTTTGGGTCTAATACTTCTTTCATCTTACGTGGGTCAAGTACTATAATCTCTGCAGGAATTCTAGATGTTCCCATTTCTTGTCCCATACTTTTAACAAGATACCAAAACGCTTCACCGTATAAACTATAGAATGTTGAAGTTGATGACCATAGATCGAAACCAGACATAAACTCATTTGGATTTTTAAGTAGCATCTTTAGTGGGTTGTTGTCTGGGACAGGTTCATCATTTTGATCTAACAAAACAAATGGCGCTTGGGGAAAGTTATTTGCGATTACAGTTATGCATTTATATACTAGGTAACTCTGCGAAGCGGGTTGGGTTATATCGCCTGCCTGTCCTCCGCCTAGCATCAATGGAGTTCCTTTTAACCACGTATTGCTGTAGTCTTTGATTATTTGGTCTGCTATCTGTTTCTGAATATTAGTTGCAAGCAAATCTATTTTTGAATCAGATATTGTGTTAACTGCTTTATCATTAAAGTTAGAATCATTGTCATATGAATCTGTCATATCAAGTGTCCTCTTTAAGCAAAGGCAATAGACGCCTTCGGTCTTATTTTCCCGTAGTGAGTATAGATAGGGTATCTCATAGCATCCATCGAATGATCGTGAAATTTAACGGGTTCTTCTAACACGTCACCATCCTTGGTTTCCCTATATTTATATCCTTCTATTTCTTTTATTGTATCTATCGAATGTTGATACACATGTAGTTTGTGTCTCTTTATATAATCAAGTCCATCCTTAACTGATTTGTCTGCACTCAATGCTCTGAACCCTGCGTTGCATATTTCTTTAATCCTTGCAGGTTCAGCAGCGTCACAATAGATCAGTCTCTTTCTAGAAAATTTATCTGGAATCAATTTCTTAAACTCTTCTATTAGCTGCCCATTTGTTAGTTTACTTCTATATAATAGCTCTTTTATATAAAATTCGTCATCTTTTAATCCTATTTTCAACAAAACGCTTGGATCATTGAATCCGAAGTCACATCCATATATTATTTCTTTGAACCATTCATCTTTTGGAAACTCTTTAATAATCTTCCAGTTTTGATAGATCAGGTCTTTTAATGATCCCCATTCACCTTCCGAATAAACTTTCCAATACCCTTCATCTTGTTCTTTCAATGCTTTCAATTCAGCAATTGATTGTGGGTCTGCCCATTTGTTATCACGCCATGTTGAATGATGGAGTGTAGCAGTGGATTTGTCTTTTATATAAAAGTAATTGTATAACCAATTGTGCCTGCTGATAGGATTGAATGTTAGAATCAACTGCATGTAAGTATGAGTGATGCCACGTAACCTTAAATTGATTTGTCGGAAATCACCCAAAGATAACTGTGATGGTTCTTCAATCCAGATACTTGTGATGCCAGATATAGACTTGAGTTTCTCAACATCATCACATCCGACAGATATAACCTCACTACCATTTGTAAATTCAAATGATAAGTTTGACTTGTTGATCCTGACTAGTTCATCTAGTCCCCAAGCAGTAATCCATTTCTTAAACTCTGCAAATGTTGATTCACGGATTGAGTTGGCAGTCTTCCTGACTACTAGTATCCTGTGTCTGATTCCAGTCTTGTATCCTATAAGTATTCTTAACAAACACTTTTGAGCTGCACAGACAGACTTGCCTGAATTAGCTGATCCCCTCAATACTAGAAATCTATTATGATCTGTAAGCAACGGAAAGAATTTGGGATTGATAATATCTTTGAGATTCTTTAGATTGATATTGATATTCATTTTTAAATATCCGTTATATCTATATCATCTTTAGCTGGCATATCAATATTTACATTGACAGTCTTCATCTCAACTTCAGCTCTAATCTCCTGAACAGGTAGCGATTCTTTATACTTGAGAATTAATTCCAAAGCTCTTAATCTGTCCGCTGCCTTATATTTGGGCCATTTATCCTTCATTGCCTTTTGATCGTAAAAGGCGATCTCTGAAAGTAGGATAGCAAGTTCCCTTGAGTCACTACCAACTAATTCATTTAATCTTGCTTTGAATCCTGAATCTTTAGGTCTTCCAGTTGGATTGGGTGGTGGAGTTCCTTTAAGAAATTTACCAAACTCGTCTCTTAAAACTTCTTGGTTATTAATTGAAACTCCTTTTTCTTTCGTATTATTAGGCATCAAACTGATTCCTTAGAATTAAACTCATCCCTTTGGTTTCGTTCTGGGTTTGTATTTAGTTTCATTCTACCTCCTTTGCATCTTCTGGGGCAATTAATAATGCATAGCAGTGAGGACAGTTTCTTTGTCTAAACCCAAGCGTTCTAGTAATTCCACATGCTCCACATGTAACTTTATGGTCTAATGGAAAACCTGGTATTTTAAATCTTTTACCAGGACCAGGACTAGGGTTTAATGTTCTTTGTTGTCGTGGAGTAAATTCTAGTTCCTCAATTACTGGTTCAGTAGCTAATAATAAATCAAGATTTGTTTTTTCAATTACTGGATCATCATCATCTAAATTCCAAAACTCATCGTTTTCCGGATCTTCTTTTGGATCGGTTATAGTTCCTGCATCGTTATCCATTATACTGGACCTCCAATCAATACGTATTTTATGTTTGTTCTATAAATATACTAGCAACGAACTGTGGGCATCTATAGATTATGTGGTTGATGACTAGTCGTTTAAAAAATCTTTAGAAAAAAAATAAGAGGGGGTGGGTGGATGTAGATAATTAAATCCTACACCCACCCATTTAGTTAATAACTTGCTTGAGGAATATCTCTTCGATCTATAATTTTATTACAAATAAATCTTCCTTTTGGAGTTGAGCTTGCTACGATTGATTCTGCAGAATCACATTTATATCCAAGCTTAGTAAGAACTGTAAAAATTCTTGACATATCTATAAATGGACTTTTGTGTATTTGTTCATCCCATCCCATCAATACATCAAACTCAAGCAAAGTTGCAGTTTTTTCATCTTTGTCTATTTCAACACTACATGATTTAGTTACCCATACAAACTTTTTCTTACCTCTATTTAAATAATTTTCAGTCCATTTAAGATCTCTATCTTCTGGAGTCCAAGCATATTCTTTCATAACTTTTTTTAGATCAATACCCATTTTAATTATTCTCCTTTTTTATATGGGTCATAAATCCTTTATCATGATCATCTGGATCTACAAATTTCGTTTCTACCTTTACTTTGCCCCCTGCTAATGAAAGGTATTTTTCTAATATTATAGAAGTGAATCTCTCCGGATCTATTTGAGCCATTTGTTCAGCACTTCTTGGAGACTTTAAAAGCAAATCTTTCTTCTCTTCATCTGAAACACTATCGGGCATTTGTAATATTTCTAATAATTCTTTTTGTTCATCTTTTGACATAGGTGATAGAACTTGCTCAAATTGATCTAACCACCAATCAAAAGGCATTTTCCTATGTTGTTTTATTTTATGTTTTGTATAACCTATTTTAAATTTTCTTTTGGAGGTTTCATTCACAGTGTTGGTCATATCTTCTGGTTCTAACTGACCAAATTGATATCCTAGATTACTGAATGCCCCTTCCCAGTATTTAGCAACTCTTTCAAGATCTATCGGACTTGCCATTTCAAAATTTAACTCTGCCATTGCTGCGATCTTCTTATCTTTATTAATAAGAATTATCGTTTCTGGCAAAACCATAACTTGAATATTACTTAACTTCTGACTTGATTTTTGATTGATAATTTGATTGAGTGTTTCAGTATCACTCTCTATATTTCCAGTATAATTTGAATACGTTACTACTTTTTGTTTCATCCTACCCCCTTTTCAAGATTTTCAGCACAGGTTTTACAATATGACTTGCCATCTATTTCAACAAATTCACATTGATGTTTTCTAAGCTCTTCAGCATTTTCAAGAATGGGTTTAAATAATTCTGAAGCTAGTTCTGGAGATTTAATATTATTTATCCAATCTGAAGATCCCCAGTGTAGTTTGTTGTTGTTTGAATTATCGGGAAAAAGTAGATGTAGATTATAGAAACCAAGAGGTTCAAATCCTGCATCTCTAAATTTCTGACTCCACTCATCCCAAACATTCGCAAACTCACTAATCAATCCTTGTGCCTGTTTTGCCTTTTTAAACATTTTCTTTTTCATCATTTTCCTATCTCCTTTTTAATTTACCTACCATTTTTATGTAATCTTATAAGTCTTTGTTTAATAGCATCTATCTTAAGAACGTATTTATTTGGTGGTATTCCTGAACAACAAATCCTATTCTCAAACCTAAATAGTTCTGATAAACCACTTATAGCATTTCTCCACAGTCTTGCTCTTTCAGCACTTTCTTCAATTAAATCCAATTACTTCTCCTTTCTAAAAAATTTACCTACGATTATAATAAGTTTTGTTAGTCCTTCTACCAGCCACGTGATACTGTCGATTATCGCTTTCAATGTTTTTATTACTATCCATTCAAATATTTTCATCATCATCTATTTTCAAATCTTTCCATTTCTCGGCAAACTTATTTTCTTCATCAATAATATCTCTGATAACATCTTCATTCATAATATTA